AATAGGATTGTCGTTGCCCACAGGAATTGATCTACTTGACCAGTTGACATCAGTCAAGTTCAACACAGTTAGACTGGTCCAGTCGATATAACTGTCAGTGCTTTGTATTTCTAAACTAGGATTAAACAAGACTAAAATTTGTTCTAGCAACTGCATTTTTTGATTGGTATTACTGGTCCAAATATCTAATTTAATAGTGGCTACATAAGGTACTGGCATTAATCGATCGATAGTAAATGCATTGCCTTGTGTGGTTTCGTAAGTACCTGTTTCTGAATCGTATGTGCGTTGACGAACTGCAATGGTACTAACAAATGTAGGATCTTGAATTCTTGGACGATCGTATTTTAATGCACTGATGTAAAAGCTCATTAACGGAGTAGCCGGCATGTCGTTGGCCGAATTGTTTTGTAGTATAGTCTGAGCCTGACGACTAGCATCACCGTAGCGTACAGGCACACGGATTAAAGTATCTACATTGCTGCCAGGACCTTGTCCTGCTTCGTTAGCGCCGTATTCAACTTGGAAATTACTAAAAATTCTAGCAAACTGTAACAAGAAGCGGCGTAGCTGTTCATCATAAAAAAATTGTGCCATTATCGTCCTGGTGGTCTTGGATTAGGTGGTAAGTTGCCACCTTGATTACCGTTGTCAGCATTGGGTTTCAAGGCCTGACTCAAGCTCTGACGACTTGGAATATTGCCTTGATCGGTAGTACTTACAGTGTATGTATTGTTTACAAAACTGGCTCGTTGAGTTAATGCACCTGTGGCCAAATCAAGATCAGTGCGAACATTATCGCTGATAGCCTTCCACATGGTACCACTGTAACGGAACAAGCGGTTAGGATAGTAATCTAAGCGTAAGCAGTAGTCACCTAGGCTAGGATTAGGAGGAAACTGAACTCCCGGAGTTACAGGCAATCCGTTTGGTGCTTCTGTTGATCCTGTTAGGTAACCTTGTACATAACCCCAACCGTTAGGACTAATTCCTTCGCCTGGCTCAGTGCCGTCTACAGTTGGTCCAGTTTGATCAGCGGTCAGTCCAGAGCCAGCTGGTTGCCCAGTTGGAGTAGTGGGTAGTATGTAAAATTTAACATTATCGTAACCACTTAGTGGAACATCATTGTAGGCCTGTGTAAGGATAGCATCATTAATCTGCAAATCTTTAGGACGAGTACTTTGTATATCGCCTACTGTGGTTGGATTAGTGATTAAATTCCAGTAAGGTTGTCCAGTATCAGGATTGGTATCTGTAATACCAGCTCCAGGCGGAACATTGCCGTTGGCCTGATAATAAGTGTTGCCGTCATTGACAATGGTACCGTTGGGATAAAAATTTCCGTTGTCCCAAATATTTTCTGGTTCAAATGGTTGGTTAATGATTTGACTAAATTCTTGTGCATTGACCATTGGAGTGGCTTTGACACGCCATAAGTGTGGTAACCAAGTTTGACTAAAACCTTCACTTGCAAATGCGGCGTCTTGGATAACATAGTACTTAGGCAAGGCTTTTGGAATACTGGTATCCAAAGGATTGTAATCTTTTAAGTTTGGCACTTCGATAACATCACCTGACATTAACTTACGGCCAAAAGTGTCAATCATATTATTGTAGTGGAATGTAATAAACAAGGTATCGTTGTTTAAGAACAGGCCAAATTGACTTAGATCAAAGTCAATGTCAGTAACACGATAAACACCACGCATGATAAAAATATCATTGTCGTAAACACGATCGCGGTTTTCTAACAATAGCAAATCTTCGATAAACAAAGGATTGGTACTATCGTAATTTGGAATAGTAGCATCATTATTTCCGTTGTCAGTTCCTGCACCCTGCGGTCCAAGATATTTGTGTACATAAATGTCCAAGCCACCAACGGTGTACATTTCGTAGATAACTTTATCTAAATATTGGTAATCGTTGGTGCGATTTGGGCGGTATAGCGATAAGCGTGGCATAGTCATGTATTTATGGGTTCAGTTGACCTAAAACTCAAAAGGTCGTATAATTAAGGTTATGGATGAGTTATACGAACGCTTAGATCTAGCTATACCGCAAATAAACGCCTTAAAAAGTAAGGTAGCTAAACGCGATCTAATTAAAATGGTCCGTACTATTGATTCAGCAATGACAGCGGCAGATCAGGCCCTGGTAGAATGCCGTAGACTCAAAAGAGAAACTTTGCAGTACAAAGAAGCAGTGGCCAAAGCCAAAGACTTGATAGATAATTTGGAAAGATATATTACCTTTGCGGCATTGATTGGTTGACATTCTTAACTTTTACATTATAATAAACATTATGGCAAAACAACTGAACGAAATTAAACGACTAAACCCCAAGGGTGCTGAAACCAAATATGTAGGTTTTGAACCTGAATGGCATATACAACCAGACGAAACTAATCGTGTGTCTCGATTGAGTCAGGCATTCAATTGGTACAATTACCACTATGGCAAAAAAGAAGCCAAGGATATGTTGTGTCATTATTTAGAACATAACCATCGACCCAAAGACGCCAAACTGATGCGAGGTATTCCTGACGGTCAAATTCGTATTACTCCGGCTTGGGTAGCTCGTATGACTTTGATGGGTCTCGTGCTTAATGAACACGAGCAATGTATTCTTGATGAGCAAATTAGTCTCATGCTCAAAATTAAACAAGAAGCAAAAAAAGAAAAGTCCGAAGTTGAAGCAGAGTCTGCGGTTGCAAGACTTACTATTCAAGACCATCTGCGTGAAAAGGTCAGCGAGTGCTGTGGTGAATTAGAAGGCATGTTTGATGACTTTGTGGTAGCTGGCGCAAAAATGTCAGCAGACTTTAGTCCTATCAAACTCATGCGTGGTATGAACATTAGCCCTAACATGGTCAATACAGTATCAGCTGTATGGGAACTACGCCTACAAGAATTTACAGAAGTACTGGGCGGTGAAGATGCTGACCTTGTTGAAGGTTATAGCCACCTGACCAAAAATCAACTAAAGCAATGTGTTAAGTTTTGTGAAACAGTAATTAACGACTGCAACAGTTATGTACAGCTCAAAAAGGTAGAGCGTAAACCTCGTGCCAAGAAAGCTGTCAGTCCAGAAAAACTCACACGCAATTTTAAATTCCTTAGAGAATTTCCAGAATTCAATCTTAAATCTATTGCCCCAGCGCAGTTGGTTGGATCATCTGAAGCATGGCTGTATGACACAGCCAAACGCAAGTTGATTCATGTGGTAGCTGATAGCCATATTGGAACTTTTACAGTCAAAGGATCTGCTATAGTTGGTTTTGATGCACTACAAACTGTACAAAAAACCTTACGCAAACCTGCTGAACAACTAAAGGCAGTATTGTCTGGTGGCAAACCAGCGGCTCGCAAAGAGTTTGGTGCTATCAAAGCAACAGAAACTAAATTTACAGGACGAGGAAACGAAAACCTGATCATACTTAAAGCATAAGTATGTAGATGTCCAGAATTACTCTTGATAAAATAGAATTCTACATCACCAATGTTTGTAATTTAGCCTGTTCTCACTGCAATAGATTTAACGATTATCATTTTACCGGTTGGCAACGCTGGTCTGACTATGCTGATGATTATGCGTTATGGTCTAAGTATATTGACTTCAAAAAAATAACAATCCTAGGTGGTGAGCCATTGCTTAATCCTACCATTACTGAATGGATCAAAGGTATTAATCAACTATGGCCTGATGCTATTGTGCAAGTACTGACCAATGGCACACGCCTCAACAATGTAGACGGATTGTATGAACTGATGCCAACGGGCACAAGAAATTGGTTGGGTATAAGTTTACACAATGAATACAATGAAGAAGAAATTTTTACAGAAGTAAAAAGTTTTTTAAAAGGACAAGTCACAGTCCTTGAAGGCAAAAATTCAAACTCAGCCGGAGCAGACTGGCTGTATCGAGATGAAAATGGAGTACAAATTGGTATCTGGCGCCAGGATACTTTTGCTCGAGCCGCACTGACCTATACCGCTGATAATAAACTAACACTACACAACAGTGATCCGTATCTGGCACATCGTAGTTGTGGATTTGCCACTTGGAAAAATTATCATCTAATTCGCGGAAAATTGTACAAGTGTGGACCGGTAGCACTTTTCCCAGAGTTTGACCAGCAACATCCTTTAGAACTATCTCCAGAGGACAGGCAGTTGATCAACAGTTACCAACCATTATCCGCCCAGGAGTTTGAAACTCGCGGTGCAGAGTTTTTGGCTAATATAGATAATCCCTTAGCACAGTGCAAATTTTGCCCAGAACGCTATGAAACTGAAAAGATCTTTGCTATACGCAAAGGTAGCAAAAAACCATAAATATATCTAACAGGAGTGCTTAAATGGCAGATATATCTCAAAATACACTTGAAGAACTAAAACAAGATCTTATACAGTATGTTCGACTACAGTTGGGCGATCAGATTGTTGATGTCGAATTAGATGCCGCACATTATGAGTCGGCATACCAAGCCACTATAGGCACTTACCGTCAACGAGCAGAAAATGCCTACGAGGAAAGCTACACCTTTATGGAGTTGGTAACCAATGTTAACATTTATACCCTTCCAGAAGAAGTAATTCAAGTTAGACAGATTTATCGTAGAACATTTGGCGACAGTACTGGACCATTTGCCAGTAACTTTGATCCATTTAGTCAGGCCAGTATGAATGTGTACCTGATGAATTTTAATGTGTCTGGTGGTCTTGCAACTTACGATTTTTATAGTCAGTATGTTGAATTAGCCGGTCGTATGTTTGGCGCTTACATGAACTACACTTGGAATCCTGTAACTAAAAAATTACAATTGATCCGTGATCCAAAAGGCACAGGCGAAAATGTTTTACTATGGACATACAATTTGAAACCAGAAGTAAACCTACTGCAAGATTTCCAAATTCGCCAATGGATTCGTGACTACATGGTTGCCAACTGCAAATTAATTATTGGCGAAGCTCGTGAAAAATTTGCCAGTATTGCTGGTCCACAAGGTGGCACAAGTCTAAACGGTGCGGCAATGAAAGCCGAAGCCAAAGAAAGTATGCAGTCGCTAATCGAAGATCTACGCAGGTATGTGGATGGCAGCCAGCCGTTATCCTGGGTAATTGGTTAACACCCACTAGCTTTTTTCTTTATTTCATGCTATACTTGTGGCATGAGTTCATTAATGATAGATATTGAAGGTTTAGGAACAGGTCCTGATGCGACCATTTTGACCATTGCGGCACAAAGTTTTGACCCATTAGGAACAGGGTATTTTGATCGCCAATATTATGCCCGAATCACCCTTGAAAGCCAACCCGACAGATCCATACAACAAGAAACTATAGATTGGTGGGCGACTCAACCCGAAGCACAGGCTGAAGCATTTATGGAAGAAGGTCGTATAGATTTAGATCAGGCCTTGGACAGTCTTTATAAAATTGCCTGGCAACATGACCTTATCTGGGCCAATGGTCCTACTTACGATATGAATATCCTTGAACACGCATTTAAATCCTACGGAAAACCTTTGCCTTGGCAGTTTTATAAAGTACGCGATGCCCGTACTGTTTATAGCCTATGGCCAGACTGTCCTCGTCCACCTACTAGCCACCATGCGCTAGAAGACTGCCGCCGTCAGATCGATATGCTACAGGCTACTCTAAAGCATTTACGAGTTGAGCGAGTAAAATGATTGTTGGCATCCTAGGCTGTTCAGGGTGCGGTGGTACATTTTTAGATTGGACTGTACATTACCTACGGGGTGATATAGATCATTGGACCCTGCAATCTAACTATTCAGCTAGAATCCGTAACAATGATTTTATAACCAACACTGATCGTTGGAACACCTATGCTAGATTAGTGACCATACCTGACGATCCTCTAAATAAAAATACTGCTCACAATCACGGAAAAAGCCATCCTACCACAGAAACTTTACCTTATGTTGTTGATGAGTTTAGGCAACAGCCGCAAGATCGTGTTTACACTTTTTATTATATGGACAGTATGACCAGGGATCAAGGTAGCACTATTCATAATGATATTGTTGCAAGATTTGACGATGTAAAATTTATTGCCTACACCTACTCCACCTCTAGTGTTGACGCTATTTGCTATTTGCAATTAGACAAGTTACCACAGATGATCGTTAGATATGCAGAAACACTTGATTTAGATTTTACTGCAATGCCAGTTTGGGAACAAAGAGAAATACTAAGCATTAGCTATCCAAAAATTATTTCAGGTCAGACTTTAAATGAAACTATGCAGGAACATTCAAATTGTTTTTTATTAGACTTTGACAATTTTTTTGTTGACCTACCCAGCAAAATACAAAAGATATTTGAATTTTTAAATTTTACAATAGATCGCACTAGGTGGAATCATTGGCTATCAGTTTATCAAAAATGGCAACAGTCTAGTGGTTATCAATTTTATCAAGATATTGATCGCATTGTAGATGCTATTGTATCTGGTCAGTCCGTGGACTTAACCAAATACTCAATTACTTTTGGTAAAGAAGTTGTAATTGCTAGTAAACTGTTATACAATTACAACTTAGCATTGAAGTCTGCTGGTGTTGCTGATTTAACACAGAACACACAGCAGTGGCATTCGATTCTTGAACCGAATGTGTATCATAACTTAGAACAGGACAACATATGATCATTGGAATTTGTGGATTAATTGGCTCAGGCAAGGACACTATCGCTGACTACTTACAAAACATACACCAGTTCCGACGAGAATCATTTGCCCATACACTTAAAGATGCTGTAGCCGCCATTTTTGGTTGGGACCGCGAGCTATTGGAAGGACGCACCAAAGAAAGTCGTGCCTGGCGTGAGCAAGTAGATCCATGGTGGGCTGAACGCCTGGGCATGCCGCACTTAACTCCACGCTGGGTGCTACAGTATTGGGGTACAGAAGTAGCTCGTAAAAGTTTTCACGACGATATGTGGATTGCTGCCTTAGAAAACAAACTACGCAAAACTAAAGACGATATTGTTATTAGTGACTGTCGTTTTCCTAACGAAATTGCCGCTATAAAATCAGCTGGCGGAATAGTAATTCGTGTGGTCCGTGGGCCAGAACCTGAATGGTTTCCATTTGCTGAAGCGGTAAATCGTGGTCCAGATCACAATCTACACTGGAGTTGGAGTAAAACTCAGCTGGCTAAATTCAATATTCACGCTTCTGAAACTGCTTGGATTGGCACTAAATTTGACTATATTGTAGACAATAATGCTGATGGGTTAGATAACTTATACAGTCAGGTTAAGCATCTGGTAGAAGATCTCCAGGCTTCCACGGAAGATCAGCTTTCTTAACATCAACAACACAGTTTAGGCATATTGTTTTTAAATTGCGTAAACCAGTGTTGTTTAAATTTCCGTCAATGTGAAATACTAACAGCTGAGCTGAATACTTAGCTCTAAATCCACAGCGGTCACAGGCCGCTTTTTTCTTGTACCCAGCCTTGACCCAACGAGCTTCTGGCGGCTTTTGTTTGCGCCCTCGTTTGATACAGTGTTCACACCTACTACGATAGTGAGTAACTCCGTCTTTGTGATAGTTTACAGCGCAAAAACGCTGTGTACAAGCGGTGCATAAGGGTCTGTCCATGGTATATTTACCATTAAACCTTGGCCAAAGGGATGGTATATCGTAATATTTTTGTCGCATTCGCTAAATATTACTATTAATAAAAAGGATTTAACCATGACTTTACTATCGCCTGGCGTCCAAGTTACTGTAGTTGACCAAAGCAATTACTTACCTGCACCAACTAATTCAGTGCCATACATCTTGTTGGCAACAGCTTCAAATAAAGTATCCGGAGTCGGAACTGGTATTGCTCCTGGCACACTAGCCGCGAATGCAAACCAATTATATTTAATCACTAGTCAGCGTGATTTGGCTTCTGTATACGGCGTACCATTCTTTTATCAGACAAGCAACGGTACTCCAATCAATGGATATGAGCTTAATGAATACGGATTGTTAGCAGCCTACAGTGCTTTAGGTGTAACTAACCAGTGCTATGTACAGCGTGTCGATATTGACTTGGCAGCGTTGACAGCTACTTTGGTTCGTCCTACAGGCACTCCACCTAACGGAACTTATTGGTTAAACACAAATACAACAAAATGGGGAATCTTCCAGTGGAATCAAGTTACAGGCGCATTCACTAATCAAACTCCTATTGTTATTACAAATACAGATCAAATTAGTGGTGGTATCCCAGCACAGACAGTTGGTAGTATTGGTCAATATGCTGTTAATGCTACCAGCATTTATAATCCAATTTATTTTAAAACTGGTGCGGCTAACAGCACACAAACTACTGCGACTTATCTAAGTAATCTTTACAACACTTGGGTACAGATTGGTAGTGCAGATTGGGAGCTTAGTTTCCCAACAGTGCAAGGCACATTGACACCAACATCCTTGACAGCCGGTAATACATTTATTATCAATGGCACAACAATTACAGTACCAGCCGGTCCAAATAACACCGTTGCTGGAGTAGCTGCCGCTATTAACAGTGGAAGTATTAGTAATGTCTATGCGGCCGCTATTAATGGCGCACTACAAATTTTTGCTACTACAACTGCACTTAATGGCACAGTAGTTATTGCCAATGGCGCAGGTACAGCTCTAACACAGTTGGGCATTACTGCTGGCACATACAATCCACCAGCTTATCAAGCTAGTCCTAGTTATGTAGTTCCAAACTGGAACACTTACAGTACCAGTCCAGCCGGCGGATCACCTACAGGTTCTGTTTGGATTAAAACATCCAATGTTAACCTAGGCAGTGATTTCAACATTAGCAAATGGAATTCTACATTAGGTGTATGGGTTCCACAGTCATGCCCAGTATATGCTAGTGATGCACAGGCAATTTATGCCTTGGATCCAAGCGGTGGCGGTCAATTAATTCCTGTAGGCACAACTTATGCTCAGGTCAATTCTAATACAGGATATCAAGCAGACTTCCGTATTTTTGAACGCTATGCAACTGGACCAACTATTATTACTGGTACAACAACTAGTCCAACATTCCCTCCTATCACAGGTACACCTACTAGTTTCTACTTGAGTGCAACACAACCAGAAACAGCAACAGTAACCGCACAAGTAAATGTTCCAGTGTTAGCACAAGGTAGTACTACTGGTACACCTACTGCCGCCGACTTTGTGGCTGCCGTTAGTGCTGCCGCAGTTCCTTATGTAACAGCTTCTGTAAGTAGTACAGGTGCATTAGTATTGACACACTCATTGGGTGGCGATATCTATGTAACTAACCATGTAGGTAGCCCAATTACTGCCGCTGGTTTCAATACAAATTGTGTTGGCGCTATTCAGAATCAAACAGCTACTGGATTGATTTTAAGTAACTGGGCTACTGCTCCAACATTTACATACTCAGCTAGTGATGTTGCTCCAGATCAAGATCCAGCAACAGGTACATACTGGTATTACAGCGATCCTACACAGGCGGACATTATGATTCAAAATAATGGTCAATGGGTAGGTTATCAGACAGTTAGTACAGATGTTCGCGGATACAATTTAACATTGTGTAACGCTACAGGTCCTATTATTTCAACCACAGCTCCTACAACACAGACTAACACTAGTAAGAGTCCATTGGTTTATGGAGATTTGTGGATTGACACTAGCGATTTAGAAAATTATCCAATGATCAATCGTTGGCAGAATGTCAATGGAGTTGATCAATGGGTTGCAATTACTAACACAGATCAAACTACAAGTAATGGTGTATTGTTTGCAGATGCTCGTTGGGCACCAAATGGTACAACAGATCCAGTAGCTGATCCAATTCCAACTATTCAAAGTTTGTTAACAAGTAATTATTTAGATCCAGATGCACCAAGTCCAGATCTATATCCAGATGGAATGTTGCTTTGGAATACTCGTCGTAGTGGTTTCAATGTTAAAACATATCAAGCTAACTATTTTAACAACCAAGCATATCCTGCTTACACATGGTCAGCAAGTACATCATACGCTATTGGCGCATTAGTTACTTACGGTGATCCTGCTATTGTTTATATCTGCTTACAAGCAAATACTAATCAAGAGCCAGATACACAAACTGCATATTGGAGCCCAATCACTGTTACTAGTACATGGTTAACAGCTAGTGGTAATAGAGCTGACGGTAGTCCATATATGGGTCGTCAAGCTCAAAGAGCAATTATTGTTAAAGCTCTTAAAGCTGGTATCAGTACAAATAGTCAAATTCTTGAAGAACAGAATCAGTTTAACTTGATTGCCTGCCCACAATATCCAGAATTGGCACCAGACATGGTAGCATTGAACAATCAGCGTAACAATACTGCATTTAGTATTGTTGATACACCATTGCGTTTAAGCCCAGCTAATGTAGTTGAGTGGGCCACAAACAATAATGGCTTAGGTTTACCAACAGGCGATGGTCTGTTAGTTGGTGACGAGTACGCTGGAGCATTCTACCCAAGTTGCCAAACTAATGATTTAAGTGGTAACACAGTTGTTACAGCACCTAGTCATATGATGGTTCGTACTATTATCCGTAGTGATGCTGTTGGTTATCCATGGTTAGCACCTGCTGGTGTAAACCGCGGTGTAGTTGACAATGCTAGTGCAATTGGTTACCTAAACGAAACAACAGGCGAATTTGTTCAGTTAGGCGTAAATCAAGCTCTGCGTGATGTATTGTACGAAAACGATGTAAACCCAATTACATTTATTCCTGGCGTTGGTATTACTAACTTTGGTAATAAGACAACAACTAGTGTAACAACACTATTGGATCGTATCAATGTAGCTCGTTTAGTAGCATTTGTTCGTGGTCGTTTGTCAGTAATTGCTAAACAGTACCTGTTTGAACCAAACGATCAAATTACTCGTAATTCTATTGCTAGTGCAATTACAAGTTTGATGATTGATCTTGTGGCAAAACGCGGTATCTATGACTACTTGGTAGTTTGCGATACATCAAATAACACACCAGCAACCATTGATGCTAATGAATTGTTTGTAGATGTTGCTATTGAACCAGTAACAGCAGTTGAGTTTATCTACATTCCAGTCATTATTGAAAATACTGGAGCGATAGCGGGTAGCCAAACAGCGTAATAAGAGGGGGAGATTTTTCCCCTTCCGATTGCCATAAATAAAGTATATCAGGAGATTAAGTAATGAGTACAACGTCAGGAGCATCATCACTCTTAAACATGACAGTTCCGTTGGGAAGCGATCAGAGCGCACCAACGCAAGGTTTGTTAATGCCAAAGTTACAGTATCGCTTTCGCGTTACTTTTATTAACCTTGGCACAAGTCAACCAACAACAGAATTAACTAAACAAGTGATGGAATTTTCTCGTCCTCATGTTGAATTCGCAGAAATTGCACTTCCAATATATAACTCAACTGTTAAAGTTGCTGGCAAATACAAGTGGAATAATGTTACTTGTAAAGTTCGTGACGATGCAGGTGGCAATGTAAGTCAATTAGTTGGCGAGCAAATTCAGAAGCAGTTAGACTTTATGGAACAGTCTAGTGCGGCAGCTGGTATTGACTACAAGTTTACAATTTTGTATGAAGTACTTGACGGTGGTAACGGAACAAACACACCAATTACACTTGAAAGTTGGGAATTGTATGGTTGCTATCTAAGTGATATTAACTACGACGCTTCTAACTATGCTACTAGTGAGCCAATGACAGTTACTATGACTATCACTTACGATAACGCATTGCAATTGCCACAAGGTAATCAAACAAACGCCGCTGGTATTGGTGCTCAAATTACCAGAACAGTTGGCGACGTCGCAACCTAAGGATAAATCATGGCCGTAGGCTATTTTGGCCAAAACTTCCTCCAAGGAGCCGCAGAAGGGTTTTTTGGAGGACAAAATCTTCGTGATTACACTCACGCATCAAAAACTTTTACGACTAACGGGTACGGATTACTACCTCGTCAAAAGTTTTTATTTCATGTATATTTTAATATCAACACTGGTCAAATTCCAGCATTAAACGCCGCATATAGTAACGGCGTTGGAGCCACTATTGGTCTAATGGTTAAAACAGTTGAGCTACCTAGCTACTCAATTGATGTACAAACATTAAATCAATACAATCGTAAGCGTTTGATGCAGACCAAGATTAACTATCAGCCGGTACAGATTACATTCCATGATGATAACAGTGATTTAATTCGCAACCTGTGGTATCAATATTATAGTTACTACTATAAGGATCCTACCTATCCTTATAATAATATACCTAATCAAAATGGAACATTAGGTCAAGTTGCTAATGAATCAAACGGCTTTGGTTACAATGTTGATGATATCTACAGTGCTAGTCGTCCTAATGCCGACTGGGGATACATTGGCGAAAGCTATCAAGACGGTACAGCCGCAGGTCCTACACGCGGCGAAACTACAGGCAAACCAAATTTCTTTACAGACATTCAAATTTATGGTCTAGCACAGAAAAAATATGCTGAGTACACACTGATCAATCCTATGATCACAGATTGGAAATCTGAACCATACGACTATTCATCTGACAACGGCACTATGTCACATACCATGACTATTCGTTACGAAACAGTCAAGTACTATGCTGGTGCAGTTGGCGGTACTAATCCAAGTACAACAGTTAATGGCTTTGCTGATCCTAGTCACTATGACACAGCACCAAGTCCGTTGGCCCGTCCAGGTTCTCAATCTACTGTATTTGGACAAGGCGGACTTGTTGATGCAGTTGCAGGATTTGCCACTGACTTACAGGCAGGCAATGTACAAGGTATTATTGGTGCGGCACAAATTGCTGGTACTACATACAACACATTTAAAAATAAGAGCATTGGCAATATTGCACAAGCTGACGTCTTGGCTGCCGCTCCTGGTGTTATTCAAAATTCATTGCCAGGCGCTACAAGACAAGCATTGGCAGCGGCCAATGGTATGTTGTTTCCAAAAGCTCCTGTAAACGGTGGATAATCGATGGGCTCAGTTAACAATACTAATACCAATATTGATCAATCAGTTCAAATATTTGATAACTTTTACAAATATGAAGACTTTGTTCCACAGCTCGAGTATGATGCTGTTTACAGTTTTTTTGCCAGCGTTTTTGGCACAACAGAAGCCGCGGCTAATTTTACTGTAACTTTATTTCGAGTCGCACAACAAAGTCAAATTTCGGTGTTAACATTGTTACAGCAGATTGAAGGACTCAACGGACTTGAATTAAACTTAACACTGGCATATTATCTAAATAATATTCGTAGCCCTAGTACACTGTTGGGAGTAAATGTACCTACTGCTCCTAATTACTATGCGGCAAGAAATGTAAAAGCATGAGTCATTTTGCCCAGGGTGTCTACACTGTAAAAAACAGAGAGAAGTATGTAGGAAATGGACTTCCTAGATACCGTTCTGGTTGGGAACAGGCATTTATGCGCTTTTGCGATAACAACGAACACATTCTACAGTGGGCCAGCGAAAGCCTACGCATACCTTATCGTAATCCTATCACTGGAAAAGAAAGCATTTATGTTCCAGATTTTTTAATTACCTATCGCACTCGCAACAACACTATGGTTGCCGAAGTAATTGAAATTAAACCAAAAAAACAAAGCGTTATTGAAAGTAAAGCATCTAATCGAGATCGTGCGGTAGTGGCTGTTAACTACGCCAAATGGGATGCCGCTACTAAATGGTGTGCCCGTAATGGACTTAAATTTCGGGTAGTAACTGAAGACGAGTTATTTAAGAACGGCACCAAATAATACCGGTAAATACGGTATGACTAAAAAATTAGAAGAACTTTTTAATTTGCCGCCATCTGACACAGATGAGCCAGAAGATACTCCATTGACAACAGCGGAAACCAAGGCCGCTATAGTTGAAATTGATGCAACTATAGATAAAATTGACGCCGCACTACCGGCAGTGCGTGATTTAGATTCCAGCGATGTTGAGCTAGATGATATAGCCGCTAAAGCTACAGAAACCTTTGAAAACTTAACTGATTTAGGGTTCAATGTGGACAGTCGTTATGCCGCCGAATTATTTGCTGTAGCTAGTACCATGTTAGGCCATGCATTAACAGCAAAAACTACCAAATTAAACAAAAAATTAAAAATAATTGACCTGCAGATGAAAAAACTCAAGTTAGCTCAGGATGCCGCCCGCTTTGCGCCACCTGAAGAAGAGCATCAGACTGCACATGGACAATTATTAAGTCGCAACGATTTACTGGAATTGGTTAAAGCATCCAGGGACCAAAAAGACTAACAAGCATAAATATCATATAGGGAAATATTATGAAACATTTCAGACAATACTTGGCAGAATCAGAAAAAACCTACAATTATCGTATCAAAATTGTAGGTGAGGTTGATGCAGGCTGGCTCAAGCAGTTAGAAGCCAAATGTCAACAGTTTGACATTGTTAGTTTTGGTAAACCAAAAACTACTCCTGTGCAATTAGCACCTCAGGATTTTCCAAATCACAAAAACGATTCAGTAACATCAATTGATGTTGAATTCCGTTATCCAGCCATCGAGCCACAGATCAAACAACTAGCACAGTTATTGTTTATTGATCCAAATCGTATTATCATGTTGACTACTCCACATGAGAACAGTATGGATGCTGAGCGCGAAAAGATTGCTACACAGAATAAAGATTTGTTAAAAGACACAGACTATCCAGCTGATGATGCAGAACAACAAGCATTGAAGAAAGATTATTCAGCACCCTATGATGAACACGCTGTTCTACAAAATGCATATCGCAGTGATTTCACTGTGGCAGGTGGCAAGACTCCGCCAGCAAGAACTACCAATGACGAGCCAATGGGCAACAAGAGTCCAATGACTAAGATGACTCGCACACCTAAGCCAGCTACTGGCGCACAACCAAGAGGATAATAGCATGACATTTTTTTACGATTTAAACAAGAAGTTAGTAGCGTTAGAAGCTAAACATAAAGATGAACAGTTAGCTGAAAGTGCTCCTGCTACTGAAAGTAAATTCTCTAAGTTGGCCAAAGAAATTGGCAAGAATCCAAAAGTAAAAAATCCAGCGGCAGTAGCGGCTACTATTGGTCGTGAAAAATATGGCCAGAAGGCAATGACAGCTAAAAGCGTTGCTGGTAAGAAAAAGGCACACGAAGAGCTAGATGAAAAATTTGAACAGCCTGTAAAAATTAATCCTGAAAAGAAAGGCATGTTCAAAGGCAAAACCAACGCTGAACTAATGAAACAGTTAAGTCACCTTAAGGCAACTGGTCCACATGAAAAAGGATCTGAGGCGTATACCAAGATGAAAGAATTGCAGTTTGCTATCCGTGCTAAATCAGGTTGGGGCAAAGTTAGCGAAGGCACATGCCCAAGTTGCCATTGCAATCCATGCGAGTGTGTAGAAGAAGGTAACGCATTTACTGGAAAGTTAGCACACACACCTAAAGGCGGCAAGTTTAAATTAGGTAACAAAGAATTTACAGATACTAGTAGTCTTGAAGAAGCTGATGTAGTAAGTCTTGAAGATAAAAAAGCTAAACCAGACTATATCGATCTTGACGGCGATGGTGACCGTAAAGAGTCAATGAAGAAGGCAGCCGCTGATAAGAAAAAATCTAGAAGTGCTGGTACAGCATTTGATCCAGAAGTGGCCAAATCAATGTTTGCTCACAAAGATGAGCACCCACGTCACGATGTTAAAGATACTGGATACAGTAAGCGTTATACTCGCAAGCATGATCAGGACATGGATAAAGACGACGAAGTTAAGAGCAATGAGCCAAAGAAAAAAGGCCGCCCAAACGGACCAGCCAAGGGACCTGAGCGTACTACCAAACATGCTTACAAGCACAAAGGTGAACGCAAGGTTAAAGAAGATGAAGAGTATGATGCCGAAGGCGATATGGCCAAAGGCGACATGCACACAGTTATTCGTCATGCTCGTGAATTAGAAAAGCATCTTAGAGATAATGATAATTTGCCAACTTGGGTAATTGAAAAATTAGGTCAAATCAAAGGCATGATGACTAGTGTTTCCGACTATATCATGAGTGAAAAAGAGCGTGGTATTGAAAAAGCCACTGGCGAAGAAGGTATTGCTATTGGTGAAAAAATCACTAAGAAAACTCCAGCAGGCGAAATCATCAGTGACTTTGAAAAAAGCAAGAACAAAAAGTTTGCAGGTAAGAGTAAAGAAGAACGCAAAAACCAAGCTCTAGGTGCTTACTATGGTATGCATCCAGAAAAGTCTAAGAAGAAAAAAGAAGTTGAAGAAACAACTACCGCCGGTAGTGTTGCAACTGCTCCAGCCGCTCCTGCCAAGTCTGGTGGTATGCAATTTGGTAAAGGTGTTTACGAAAGTTTAGATCGCCAATTTAAACAAGCACTAACAGAAAGTATTCAAGTACAAGAAAATGTTGAAGAGTGTGGTATGGAAATGTCCGCTCCTAGTGCTCCTAGCGTTACAGTAACAGCAGATGGTGAAGAAGCTATCAAGTTAATGGCCTTGTTAAAGTTGGCAGGACTCACTGGCGAACAAGCAGTTGAAGAAGCCTACGGCGACACAGACGAAACTAAAAATGAACCAGATTGGCCAACAGACAAAGAAACTACCGGTAACAATGACGAGCATTTACGCCGTTGGTCCGCTGGCCTAAACGGTCCTAAGAGCACTGGTCAAACAACTATTCCTGTTGTGGCAAGTCAGTTACGCCGTCAAACTAGCATGGAAGAAAATGTAGAACTTGAGCGTTCATTGTTCAAGACCTGGAAAAATTATAAAGGTTAATTAAAATGAGTGAGGCAAATGTCTACACATCAGTATCAAATGCAGTTTGGTATACTGACAAATGTGAAATAGTAACAGAAACTGCTGTAAGCTATAATGTTTACTTGGTAAATGTAGCACAACCGATCGTATTTGGTGGTTATGTAGCCAACGGTAGTGCCAATCTTACTACCTCACTACAAACTACTGCCAATATTGTTGGTGCTAGTTTTAAAGTTGGCAATGGTATTGCGGCAAATACAACAGTATCATCGGTTACTTATAATCCGCAAGGACAAATTACCACAATCACTTTAAGTGCAAATGCTACAGCCAATGTTGGTAATGCTACATCTTATGCTCAGTATACATTAACACTGCCAGCTCCAGGAAATCTTTATAGTGGACCTGTGCAAGTTGCTGCCAATAGCCGTCAACAGATTTATGTTGGTGCTGGCAATTATTTGACAATCACTGGCAATGGATTTAGTGCTAGAGAATTAGGTACAGCAAGTTCGGCAACCGCAGGATTCTAATCATGCGAGCTCGCGAGTTCATTACCGAAGCTAATTTTGATAAAGATCATCAATTAGCTATTCCAGGTGCAGAAAAATATATGGGATTAGATAATTCTAATCCATACCATATGTGGAGATACATTGTAGCTACTGGTGCCAGAGACGGCAAAGGCAACGGTTACAAATTACCACTTGAAGGTCCAACCGGGCAAAAATTAACAACGGTCGCATACAGCAAAGAGGATGAAGAAATACTTCATGACACTGCTAAGATGCTTGGATTTAAACCTACCAAAATGAGCAATCGAGACTCTAAAGAGCCAGACGAAATTCATCGTGTTAGCCCAGTTAAAGGATTCAAAGGGTATGCAAGATGAGAGCCCGAGAGTTTATAGCTGAACAAGTTGGTGTAATGACCGACTATCAAAGTTCTCCTATGAAAGGGGCCGAGATGGTACGAGATGGTGACAACATTGATCGCACCTATCACATGAATCGATTAATGATGGCCATGGCCATGGCTGATGGTAAAGATCGCAAACCGGTTAAAATGGATGATTCTGGTTGGACTGAAAAGTTTAATACTGTTCACCCATATACCGAAGAAGAACACAATATGTTGCACCAGGCTATGGGTGCAATTAGTACAGAACATGTATCAGGTTTTAAAAATCATCACTCAACTGAACCTAAAGATGTGCATAAAATAAGTCCAGTCACTGGATTCAACGGATATGCACGAAAATGAGAGCTCGCGAATTTATCACTGAAGGTTTTGAAGAAAAACTAAGTCAATCCGCTATTGAGGCAATACCGGGAATGGAAAGATTTAATGCCTTAGACAACAGTAATCCTTATATGATGTGGAGATTCATTGTTGCGGCAGCAGGCGAACCAGATTTTCCAATGGACCGTTCGGGCCCAACTGGACAAAAATTTGTTACTGTAGCCTACTCTAAAGCTGATAAAGAAATTATTGATGCCACCGCAAAGACAATGGGAGTGACTGGAACGCAAATTAGCACAGCGGCTTCTGAAGAACAACCTGGAACTGGAATAACCAGCCCTATAAAAGGCTTTAAAGGCTACCCAAGATGAGAGCTAGCGAATTTATCACTGAGGCCAAGCGTGGAAAATTAAGCGCAGATGAATCAAGACCAATGCGCGATACATTTTTCCTTCCTGGCATCCGTAATAACGATGCTTACAAAAGTTATAGATTAAGTTTAGCATTTGCTCGAGCTCGTGTTGACAATGCAGGATATGGAGATGAGCTTCCAGAATGGAACGAGCAAGGAGCATTAGGACCATATGCTGTAGTATCAGTAGTAGGAACCAATGGAGAGGACCTAGTCGATCAGGCATTAAAAATGACCGGGGTTCCGGGTGGAAAAATTAATGTAGCTGGTAACAGTAGTTCGGAGCCAGCTGATGTAAATAAATCTAGCCCAGTTGCAGGATTTAAGGGCTACGCAAGATAACAAAGGAAAATAAAATGAAAAAAATTATAACAGGGCTATTATTAGTTCTAGCAACAAGTACTGTATTTGCCTGGACACAACGTCAACCGTTTCCTCCAGCACAATGTCAAGCACACGCACCATACGGATTCCCAGAATCAGCTAAACCAATTCAACCATTATGCCAACAAGCATATTTGGTAGGGTACGATGCACAGGCAAAATTACCAGAATTTGTTATGTATGAGTTAACTCCTCCTAATGCAATAGGTTGTGTTGCCCGTACTAATGCATTTGCCGCTAACCAGTTTGTTCAAAATGGAGCAACACCAGCTGACTATGCTGGCACAGGCTACGACAAAGGACACATGGCACCAGATGGTGACTTGTCATGGAACACACAAGTTGAGTTTGAAAGTTTTTTGATGACAAACATGAGTCCACAAGCAGGTTCTTTAAATCGTGGCATCTGGAAATTACTAGAGACCAGTGTTCGTGGTTGGGCTGTACAACGCAACCAGTCGTACACAGTTATCGCGGGTGGTTTGTATGGTCCTGGTGATAAGACAATCGGTAAAGGTGTAGTTGTACCACATGGCTTTTACAAGATTGTAATCAACAATCAAACTAAAGAAGTAGCTGGTTGGGGATTCCCACATACAGCACCATATCCAAACTTAGGCAATGACTTAACTAAGTTCCGTGTACCTGTTGCTACTATTATGGCAGACGCACAAGTTAAGTATGCATTACCACAAGGCTATGTTGAATTAGCACCAGGTAAAGAATGGCCAGTTGATTTTGGTGCATTGACTAATGCTAAACGAGCTAAGTGTGGTGCTAACGCATCAGATGACTAAGCAGTATAGAATTACTACACAAAACATACACCCTCAAGATGAGGGTGATTGTTTTTTAGATCCCTTAGATCCCGTTAACGGGCTGAAGGCAACTAGCATTATGGGCGGTCTAGGCACAATCAATCGCCTAGCCGAATATAATTTAAAAACTCAAGAAGATCAAATTAAAAAAATACTTGACCAAAGACAACAAGCAGAAACACTCGGCATTCGTCCTGGCAGTCCTGCTTGGTTGGCTATGTTTTCTAAATAACTCTTTCAAATTACCATAAATTAATATATGGCCGCAGAAGGAAACCTAATAAAAACGCCGCATAAGCGTACGGCGTATACAGCACAACAATTAGAAGAATTTATGAAATGTGCGGATCCTATCACGGGTCCAGAATATTTCATGGATAACTTTTTCTACATACAGCATCCAACTAAAGGAAAGATGTTGTATCATCCATACGACTATCAAAAGAGGTTAATAAAAACTTACCATAATTATCGTTACAGTATTTCAATGATGCCACGACAAACTGGTAAGTCTACCAGTGCCGCTGGTTATCTATTATGGTACGCTATGTTTGTTCCAGATTCAACGATTCTTATTGCCGCACACAAGTACACAGGCTCACAAGAAATTATGCAACGCATTCGCTACGCTTACGAACTGTGTCCAGATCATATTCGTGCTGGTGTGATCAGTTACAACAAAGGCAACCTGGACTTTGAAAATGGAAGCCGTATTGTGTCAGCAACAACT